ATGTAGTCTTCAAGATACTTGTGCATCCGTGTGCCTACACCTGCTGCTTCGGTAGTAATTTCTTGTGCTTTCTTTTCGCCTACACGTTTACGCCATTCAATGAGATGGGTTTTGTCTTTGGTTGCGTCAAGAATAGTAGTAACACTTGCAACAGGAGGACCATCTCCTGGTGTTGCATATCTACGTTTACCGTTTGTTTCTACTCGTTGAAGTTTTTCGTAATTAAATTTGTTTGATATCAGGCTCATAGTTTATATAATACTATCTAAATCATTGATTGTCAAGTATTATTTTAACTTCCTAAGTCTGTAGCGTTCTTTGCCATCTTACCTACAGTGTCTGATGGACGACCTGGCTGTCCAGCACTTTTGACATCGTCAACTTCAGATTGCTTAAACTCAATTTTTTCTTTGTCAAAGTTTGTAATAATTGATTTTAAACGTGGATCTGCATCATATACTGCTTTGAGAACGTCATACGAAAATTCAGTGTTGTGGGTATTTCGCATGTACTTGTCAAGTTGTTTGACGCTGACACTTGCTTTGCCAGCATCTTTCAAATGTTTTAGTACACTAAAAAGAGGATCGTCTGCTTCAGTTAAACTTTTTTTTTGGTACGCTCTACAGATTCACGCTTTTCACGGCCCATTGGCTCTTCGCCTCCGGCTGCTGCATCTGCTGCGCCCATGCCGTCATCTGCAGGTGCTTCTTCTGCGCCTGCTTCTGCATCAACTGTAGGTTCCATAGCAGGCTCTTCGGCTGGTACTTCATCACCCATTGCTTCTGGTGCTTCTGCTTCGCCTGTTAGCATGCCAACGCCTTGTGTTAGAGTTTGACGTGTGCTTTCCATTGCTGCATACATTGCTTCTAGTGCAGGCTTAACTGTTGCTGTAAATGATTCGCTTTGAGCAGAGCCCATCTCATCGCGAATAGCATCAGCAAGCTCTAGCATGCTTTCTGTTTGCATTTCTGCTGTATCTTCCATCCAACCAGTAACACGGTCGACCATATCTTTCGCTGCCATTACAAGTTCAGCAGCATCTTCTGCGCCTTCTGTAACTTGTACTGCTTCGTCGATAGCGTCAACGATGTTGTCATCACGTTCTTCTATTGCTGCGTTTAGCACATCTAAGAACAATTTGTTTTTAGCGTAATCTTCTTTCTGTACGCTGTCAAAACTTTCTGTTGTTTCAACATTAAATACTTTTGTACGTAGTTTGTTACGAACATCCATTAACTGTTCAGTTGTAAACTCGTCGATATTAATTTTAGCACCGAAACGTTTTGCAAGACTCTCATTAAGTGTCTTTGCTGTAACTGGTTTTGTAAATTCTCTAACTTGCATGGCTCTTCCTGTTATGCGTTTGTTTTATAAAGTATTTATCACGATAAGATAAAACGGTCTATTTTCTTTCTGACCTCAGAAGCCCTATGTTGGGCAATATCTAAACGTGTTTTTCTACTTTCTTTTATAAATTCATCTGTTGTTGTATTTATTGTATTTTCATAAAATATTGCATCATGATACCACTTGGATAGGTCATGTTCTAGTTCCATTAAATTATCAACACAACATTTACCTTTGGCTTTTGTTTTAGCAATAGCAAGGGCTGTTGATCTAAACTCTGTATAGGCTACCTGTTTGCCTGCTTTGCAGTCTATTACTAGATATCCGCGCTTGCCTTTGCGTACCATCATATGTTGGATACGCACACTGTTCTTAGTAACCACAGGAAAATAAGAGTCGGCAAGACCCTTATTAACAATATCTTCTAGTTCTTCAAGGAGTTTGTTGTTCATTGGGGACCACTATGATGTTGTTTTTATGGATTATTTTACTTACCAGGCTCTTCCTGATAAGACTGTTAATTATGAATTGATCTCTTTCACTAAATGATTCTAACATTGCCGGCTCAGTTATTCTTTCTAACAACTCAGTCTCTTCGTTTGAAGCATAGATAGTAAATGTAGATATTAGTTCATTAATCTTCATTGCTTAACCATAACTGCATCTCCAGGTTTGATTCCGCGTTCAATCTTACCAGATGTTTTTGTATCTAGTTCGAGTTTGCCCTGAGCGTTTGTTTTAATCATCCCTGGTTTATTTGGGTCCTTTGGCACAACGGTTTTGACATTTGATTTAGGATCAATTAAGACTGTTTCTTTTTCATCGTCTGACTGAATCTGTAACATACCTTGTTCTGCTATAATCTCATTAATCTTCATAGTCTTTTCCCTGCGCCTCTACGTTTCTTTGGCTTAATTACTCTGCGTCCAACATTAAGTTTTCTTAACTTTTGACTTGCTGGATTTGTTCTTTTTGTTCTAGCACTTTTAATACTAGGTGTTTTTCCCTTTTTACGTCTTGTTGACTTCATTTTAACACTTGCTTTTACATTAGCAGGTGCTGTACAAGTACTGGCCTTTGCAACAATACGTCCTTTGCGTGTTCCTGATGTACATCTGTATTTACGCACAACTTTGTTTCCGCTCTTACCAAAAATGGTTGTAACACCTTCTTCTAAACTTTCACATTGGCATGGCTCTGCATAGCAGTCCCCACATACCCATTCTGTGATAAGTTCACGAAGTTGCATTATTTTTTCCTAGAACCTTTGTTCATTGCTTGCACTCTACGTGAAGCGGGATTAATACGTTTCGTTCTTCTTGCTTTCCTAGCAAGACGTTTTCCTAATCTAGCCCTGGTTCTTTTCAAAGCCATTCTTGCTTTGATATTAGGTGCTGCAAAACATTGCTGCATCTTTGCAACAATGCGATTTTTTCTAGGACCAGAAGTGCAACGATACTTGCGAACAACTTTCTTTCCAGAACGTGCCCAAGTTTGTCCTTCTTCTAGTTCGATATTTTCGTCAATAAAAAACTCGCGTACTAACATATAGTTATTTATCGCGAGTAATTACATATTCATTAATATTACGACAATGGTGGATAATAGTCCTGCAATAATTGTGCCTGTTGCGCCAATTAGGACTTTGGTCATTGACTGTTGGCCGTGAACAATATCTTCATGTATATGTTCTACTTTTTTTTCAATTTTGCTTAGGCGACCCTCTAGTACCTCGTAACGCTGAGCGCAAAGGTCTACGTGTGCTTCTAGATTTTCTTTCTCTAACTGTGTTGTTGACACAAAATCTCTCCATTATACCCGTTCTCTGGGCAATTAGTAAACTCTTAGTTGGCCTAATGAATGGATGCCTAATAAAATGCCTTATACAGAAGTATTTATCTCTTGAATAATAATATTAGTCTTATCACCACTTGTTCGCATCACTGCTGGAATTATTTCAACAGTTTCGGTTAGTCCGGTAATAATAGGTATTAGATCAAAATCCCTCTGCATTGTATTTATATCTAAAGCACCTTCAAAGTCAATGTCAAACACATAAGTCCAAACACAATGTTCGCCTTCATAATCACCAAATCCTTTTAGTTTTTGTATTGAAGTTTTTGGCTCATCGACATATGTAGGATTAACACGTAATCCTATTGTGTTCAGTATAGTAAGATAGTTCTGTTGTTGACGCATTGCTGTACTATCATCGCCTTTGCGAGCTCTAGTTTCTGTTATATCAAACAACGTTTTAATACAAAATCGCATGTATTATTTACAGAGATAAAAAAAGGGCCCACGTAAATGTGAGCCCTTTGTGTGACGTTCCCGTCACGGTACCTAAGGTAGTTAGGATTGCTTATGGAGCAAGACCTAACATTGTTGTTTGTAGAGTTACTGTTTCTGATGCACCAGTTACTTCACCAATTCTACGTGCTAGATCTGCTGCTGATGTGCTGTGTCCGTCAACAACCATTGCAATGCCGTCGCCGTCTGCTTCAAACATTAGTGCGCCTGATTCTTGAGCAATCTTCTCTAGAAGACCGCCAACACCTGTTGAAGGTGCGCCGCCTGCTAGTGTGCAGATGTAAATTGCTAGGTTTGCTGTGCTGTACAGTGTTGCGTCTACGTGACCTACACCGTTTGTTCTTGTGAATGCTGCCATTTTTATTCTCCTGTTTCTCTAAATGGACAAAACGCCTTTCTCTTGCGTTTCATTGTATAGTATTTATCATTTTGAAGGAAAAATAGCTCTTAACGACCTTTTTTGGCTCTCTGATGCAGTGCTCTGAGCTGTTGTATATAGGCAGGACCGCCGGATACAATATCATCTATCATCTTAACTGTAGGCAAATAGGCTTGGTTCATTTGTCCACTTGTTGCTTTCCCGTCTTTCATATTATTAAGGAATGCTTTTGTAAGTTGTAGATTCTTTGCACCAACTAGGTATCTGTATAGTGCAAAGTCTTGGGTTGCTGTGCTAATGTCTGGTGTGCTAATTGTTGGTTCTGAATCTTTTACAAAGGGTGTTTCTAGATCCTTAACTGCTGCAAACTTTTCAAAGTCTTCAATTATATCACTTGAACGTAGTTTAGCACGAACAGCATATATCAAACGTGTAACTACACGTTCTTTGTCTGCTTTTGTAAGTTTAGGATAATCTTGCAATCCTCTGCGGATCATTTTATAATCTGCATTAGTAATGTTTAAAGAACTTTCAATGCTTATAAACATTTTAGTTACTAGTGTAGGTTCTGCGCCTCGTCCAAGTGATTGGATGTGTCTGTTGATATCCATTATAGGAATCTTACGTTTGACAGCGTTAGCAATTTTTTTAGCAGCGCCAGGATCTTTTAGTTTGTCTTGGCTACCAACTAGGAAGTAAAGGAAGTTATACAAGTCTGTACCCATAATACGATAGTATTTGTAGAGTTCAAACCCGCTTGTTTTTTTACAATATCGTTCTACGTATCCTTTGAAATCAGGATACTGTCTCATTGTTTCGAGCGCCAACAAGGTTAGATACATGCGTTCTGCACAATCATTGTAGGTGAGTAAACGACTAGGACCATTGTCCTTGGTCATTCTTGCTTCACTGAGATCCTTGATGAACGCTAGTTCCATTACTTACCTCTTGCTGCTGCGTCTGCTTTTGCTGCCATTGTTGCATCATCGTCGTCACGATCATCATCATCGTCTTCTGGTTCGTCTGATACATCAGCACCCTTTGCAACATCGCCTGACTTTTTAAGTTCCTGTTCACCATACTTCATTAGTTTCTGTAGCATCTCTTTGCTGATGCCTGTATCTTTTAATAGATCGCCAACACTTCTTGGACCGAATGGTGTATTGTAGCGTGTAAGTGCATCGCCGACCTTTGACATTATATTAGATAATGCATCGTCTTTGGTTGTTACTGCTCTATCCATTAACACACGACCAATTCCTGATAGTTTGCGACTAACTTCGCTGTTTTCGTAATTTCCTTCTTTTACAATTACTTCATTAATTTTCATTTTACTTCCTTAATTAGGTTGCCATCTTGTACGTGGTACAAGTTTAGTTTTACTTCCTAGTGCGACATAACCTTCGCCGCCTTTTTCGCCTTTGGTTGTTGCCTTAACGTCTGCATCAGCACTGTCTAATTGATCTATGATATTGTCTTTTGCAGTCATAATTTGTTTTACAAGTCCAAAGATAGCAGGCAGGGCTTTTGGGTTTTCGTCGTTCATTGCTGCTAGTTTTTCTTGTTGTCCTTGACTTACTTTGCTTGTTTTAAGCCAGTCAAAAAATCCTGTATCAAGGCTATCAAGTTGCTGAGCTTTGCTTTTTTGATTTACATAATTGTAGATTATTCCTGCCGGATTGCTTAATCCTGGTTGACCAGCAAGAAACTTGTCTATTGCCTGTGCATTACTTTGGACTTGTTTTCTTATACTTTCAACTTCTTTTGTGTCTACTTTTGGTTGATGCGTAACATAGGTTTGCCCTAACACTACAGCATCAATTGAGTTTAATTCTTTTACGTCTGAAATAGGTGTGCCTGATTTACTCCCGAACTCATCGTACTTTGTATGGACTACTACACCAACTTTTGACTTCGCTATGCGGCCACCGAGTTGGCTTTTGTCACTGACTGTATAAGTAACATGGTTCGGGGTAAACACCACAGACCCATCCGAGCTTGTAAATGGTTTACCCGGATGGTATAGTAGATCTCCATAGACATAACCACGGAAGTCTGGAGGTGTCGCTGCTTTCATAATGTTGAATATTTGACCCATATCATTGCCAAACTTTTCACGCCACGGTTCTTCTTCTGTGCCTTTGCCTGAGTTTTGAACAAAACGTGTTAAGTCATCTGAACTCGTACTTTTATTACGGCCCCAGCCATTCTTTCCTACAAGAACAAATGTACCGTCTGGTTCTCTACCCCAATAGATAGTAGGATTGCCGTCCCACTTAATAGCAACATCGCCTGAGTCGCTACCTAATTTGTTTAAAATATCTGCTGCTTCTAGCGCACCCTTAGATCCTTTTACAAACACAAGATCCTCAAGATGTTGATATTCTCTACCCACCTTGGCTGCTTCTGTTAATACTGTGCGGAACTCTGTAAATCTCATAACATTCTCACACTGTTGAGCATATTTCCGCTTAATTCTTTTATGCGGGCTAGTTGTTTATCTTCTAGTGTTGTGTACCCTGTTGATTCAGGCACTGTTTTACCTTCTTTTTCCATTGCTTCTTTCCAACCAGCAATGAGTTCTTCATAAGCAGGATCACCTTTTATCTTTGCAAGCATACTTTCTACAGTGTGCGTGTCTGCTTCTTTGGCTCCTGGACCTAGTAGGATAACTGCAATATCGTTCCAGTTGTCTGCAACTACTTCGTCGCCTTTGTTTGGATCAACTACACCAAACTTAGGACTAAACTTGTAGCCTCTGCCTCTTGCAATACTCGACAATAGGATAGCTCTGTCTTTGCCGCTCCACTGCTCTGTTCCGCCACGCTTGGCTCCACGTTGCAAGTCTGGATTGGTTGTCATCATAAAGTCTGTTTGCACAAATCCTTTGCCGCCTTGGATAGGCATACGGAAGTGTACTTGGTCACCAGCATTGTGTATCCAGCCGCCCGTAAACTTACGACCTTGATTCATTATTTCATTGTCCGGAATACCTTGCTTCTTGCACCATGCAGTAAGTTTTGCAATTAACTCGTCTTTGCTTATCTTGTTTAGGTCAGTGTTTAGATCTAAGTCGCCTGATGAGTTCTTTTCAAATGTTCCGTCCGGATCTACCTTCTTGCCTGTAGTACCTAGCAGGTCATCATCTACAAACTCTAAACCTGTAATCTTTTCAATCGCAGCAACAGTAGGTCTTACTGCTGGTGTAGGAATACGCTGTGTTAACGGCCCTTCTGCTGTTTTAAAAACATTGCCGCCTTCATTCAATATCATTTCGTTTACTCTCAACTATTTTGTGCATACTTCTACGGAATTTGCGAGGATCGCCACTTTTAATGCTATTAATGAATCTTCGTTCAAGTTCACCTGCGGTATCGCTGTCATAATGACTATGAATTCTTGTTAATAAATTGATAGCACTTTCAATAATATTGTTGGCTGTTGTATCTATTAACAAATCGTTATCTCTGTTACCATGTACAGAATTTAACTCTTCTAATATAGATCTTGTACGCTTTTTCATTATTCCTACTCCGTAATGTATTTAGCGTAACGATAAATATGAGTAGTATACATGACGGAGGGCAAAAATGTCAATATCAGAAATGAATTTCAAAGAAAGATCCTTGTTATTTGCAAAACTTGCTAGTATTGCATATAATAACGAAAAAGATGTTAAAAGTCAAGTAAAAAAACTTGGCTTCACTACTGTAGAGTTTTATAATAAAGATGGGGCACAAGCATATCGTTTTATGAACAAGAATGATATTGTTATTGCTTGTAGAGGAACACAGCCAAGCGAATTTAATGATATCAAAGCAGACCTTAAAGCAATGCCAGTCATGGCTGAAACTATTTCAAGGGTGCATCAGGGTTTCAAAGCAGAAGTAGATGAACTTTGGCCAATGGTTGAAGAAGATATTCTGCGTAAACAAAATGTAGATAAAACACTTTGGTTTTGTGGACACTCGTTAGGAGCCGCGATGGCAACTATTATGGCAAGTCGTTGTAAACACAATATCGATCTAAACGATCCAATCGAACTGTACACTTTTGGTTCGCCAAGGGTGGGATGGCGTGGATACTGTAACAGCCTAAACATTATACATCATCGTTGGGTTAACAACAATGATATTGTTACACGAGTTCCATTAAGAGTAATGGGTTATGTACACCATGGAACAGAACATTATATGAATGCATATGGTAATGTTCGTGCTATGACAACTTGGCAACGTATCAAAGACCGCTGGCGTGGCATGTGGATGGGCATCCAAAAAGGTTCTATCGACAATTTTTCAGATCACAGCATGGTCAACTATGTTGCTAATCTTGAGAAATACCTTTCCGAATAGATTCGTTATAGTCTAGTGCAGATTCAAGTAAACTCATTCTTGTGTCTGCACTAATCATTGCACTACGAACAGTTGCAAGAGTATCCTTAGGTAAGCAATGCCCTCCAAATCCTCGTTCTTCAGTTACATAACTGTGACTTTCACCTATACGTTCGTCTGCTGTAATTAACTTGCGAACACTTTCAAAGTCTAAGCCTTCGCCTTTGCAGTAATCATAAACTTGATTGAAAAAAGTTACCTTAGTTGCTAGGTAACTATTTCTTAATTGTTTCATAAGAATTAATTCTTCGGGTTCAGCAATATTAATATTAATTTTGCCTAGTGCTTTTAAAAATAGATCACTCCAGAAGTTGCAACTTTCACCTCCAAAGTAAAAATCTTTTTTAGTAACTGCATCTTCTTCCCAATGTGCTGCACGAAGGAACTCCGGTGAAAACGTAATATCATTATTTGCACAAGTATCAGTAATAAGTCTCCAGCCTTCTGGAGAGATAGTGCTTTTGATTAGTATAGGTACATTTGGTGCTTCATCAATTACATCACACACATTTCTAACGTTACAGTAGCCTTGTCTGTTGCTAGGAGTACTCACACAAATAATAACAGCATCAGCAAATTTAAAATTACCGTAGTGACCTTTGATAGGATCACTAATAATAATGTCGTGATAATCTTTTAATATAAGTTCGTGTGCTTTCCCTACAAAGCCGTATCCTGCTATTCCTATTTTCATATTACTATTATATCCAGTTAATAACACCTCTTACTGCTAGTAAGAAGTAAAAAAGTTCCATTAATGCTCTTGGAGTGTCTTTGTCTTTGTAACCCATGTAAATCCATATAAAGCAACTAAAACAAGATATAGTCCATCCTAACCATAAAATTGAAGCATTGTCACCACTTAAAATAAATGTGCCAATCATTGCTAGTACAAAGCCTATCCAACGCCATCCATCTATTTTTTTGTAGTATCTAATCTTCATTTTTTTCCTAATGCTCTCAGTATCATTTCTTGGTCGTGTTTCTTAAGATAATCTTCTTCAGTGTCTCCATAAGAACTGCATTTGTCTAGTTCTCGTTGTATAAAGAACAATAATTCGTAAAGTTCTCTTTTGCATCCCCAAGTGTTAAATCCATCTAGATAAGGATCTGTTGCCTTCAGAGATATCTTTCCTATTGCTCTACAAATATCTTGTACGTTCCAGTCTTTTATGTATCCCATGATTCCTTATTATTACATAACAATTATAATTTGTCAAGAGAAAAAAGCAGTGCCGTCGAACACTGCTTTTTATATTACAATCCCATAGGAATAATCACATAATGAATTAACAGCACTATTGCTAATGAAGCACTCAAACCTATCATCATCTTGCCGAAGTCTCTGCCCACGATTGGGAATACACTTTTGGTTTTCTGCTTGCCCATGTAAGAAGCAATAGCAAACTCACGTCCTGCGAGCAAGCCTACGAACACCCAAGTAGTTGACATTGGAATGTCATTTAGTTCTTTGAAGAACCAAAGTGTTAACCAATAGAATATATCAATAATCGTTGCTGAACGTACATAACGAGTGTTATGTTTTTCAAGAACAATCTTTTGGATCTTACCTCCGCCTTCACGGAACATAAATCCTAGTCCACCTACAAAGACTACACTGATCAACAGCATTAAGTCAATACTGAGTTCTCTTGGTAGGAACACTGCAATGTTTGCCATGTCATGTGATAACCAAGTCCACCATAGGAAGCCGGTTGCTATCCATTGTGCTACACGCCAATAGCCCTTGTGTTCTTCTTTGACAGGAACATTTTCATCTAGCCAACGACTGACAAAGAACCATACAGCGTAGGCAAAGGTTGCCGCAACTGCATAGCCCATCATTGACTTCATCAACATCTTTTCTAGCACAAAGGTACTTGCGAAAGCACTTAGTACTAGGAAACTAGTTGATACAGGTACGCCGAACCGTGTTAATAATAATAGTACAAGTGGTGCCATAGCATGATACCATTGTACTTCTTGGAATGGAATTTTGTTTAAGCGACCATATGATATGTCGCCGCCATAAGCGTACCATCCATACCAAATCGCCCATAATAAAACCGCACTAGCGGCGGTCCACATAATTTTCCAATTGAATCTCTCATTGTTTGATGCAATCCAAGTACCCAGAGTTTGTACTGAATCGTTTGCGATAACCGCATATGCGGCAAACAGGAACCCGGCAAGGCTCCATAAGGTGAGTGCGTCCATTTTGTTCTCCTCTGCTTGACAACTACAACATTGTCGCTCACTTTGGTAACAAGCTCGACGTGTGCTTGTCAAGGTATTTAGTGAATGGAAGATTACAAAATGATTACAACGAAAAAGTTGGCGGACCCATGCAAAAATAGCAACACAGTCTTGCTAAAATAATGGTTGATTTTTTTGCTGCGGTGCAGTATACTATGATAAATAGTTAGGAATAGAACAGTGATCCTGTACTATTTTGCACATACAGACACAGTGGATAGACACTGCGCATAATCCATGCGTTACAAGCGATTGCACCGCCGGGGAAGTTCCGGGGTATTGCTTTCCTCAAGCATCCATAACATTCAAGGAGAACTAAGATGGCCAAAAGCCTAATACATCGCCTTGTGAGTATGTTTGGACGCAATAGTCCTTATGGGACCTATAAACGTGATATGCTCACTTGGGCCAAGACCGAATACGGTACAGATTGGCAATACGCCTATCAATACATGATTGCCAATAATGGCAAAGCACCTAAGGAAGTCAAAGGAGTATATCAATAATGACACACGCGATCTTAACAGCCGCAACATGGCTTAATTTCGATGGAGTAGTTGACCTAATCAACGACATTAAACGCAAAAGAGCAGCAAAGGCTCTAGAGCGTCAAACTATCAAAGAACTATCTGCACTATCAGATAAAGAACTACACGATATTGGTATCGGACGTTCACAAATACTAGGAGTAGCAAGAGGAGACGTTGTAAAATGAATGCAATAGCACAAACATCTTGGAACGTCACTTGCAAGTTTTGCTCTGTAATTAGAGACGTTTTAGCAAAAACATTTGTTTACATTATTGAACTAGGCGAGTCGGCTGGTAGAGCAAGAGCTGCCCGTGAACTTTGCCGTCAAGGAATGTACAAAGAAGCAAAAACATTAATGTTACAAGGAGCAAAGAAAAATGTATAATTGGAAAGACCTAGCAAAAGGTGCATTAACATTTACTATACTAATGTCAATCTTAACAGGATTTATGGTCCTTAACGGATTACATTATGCAGGGTGGTTTTAATGTGGCCTTATACTGAAGAAGAAATGGAAATTGTTAATGGCAAAGCCAAATGAAAATTTCAAATTGAGCGTGAGAGATATAGAGCTTATTGAACAAGCTCTATTTCTTGCACAATCAAATGCTGATGATAAACTTCAACACGAAATACAAAATTTACGGGCTAAACTGCATCATCAAAAAATGTGGTATCGTCCTTCAAAAGAAGTTTATGTTAGTGGTTGACAAATATAAATAAGACTGTTATTATTAATAACACTTACACACATTCACACACAGGAGAAAAAAATGAATGAAGCAGTAACAAAGCAAATGGAACAATTTGCAGATATGTTTAAGGCAGCAATGCCACAAGTAAAAACCAACAAAAATGGTTACGAAATCCGTACTAAAGTGCTAGAAATGGCACAATCAAATGTTTGGCAAGACTATCATGCTAAATGGGGTGCTTGGGAAACTTCTGTAAAGAAGGAAGGCGACGAAGTTGTAACTGAAGTTACAATGCCACAAGTACCAGGTGTTGATCAAGTTCTAGAAGCGGCTGAAAAGTTTTATGCTTTTGTAAACGATCAAAGAGCGGGTAAATAAGTTTATAACAACAATATGAACATTCGGGCATAGCCCTTAGTATAATATATTTTACAAAGCAGCCCCGGGTTAGGAAACTAGCTCGGGGTAAATCTTTTAGCGTTGTTCAATCCAAGTGAATGATGCAAGTGCATCTTTGCCTGTGCCGTTGGATGCACACAGGATGGTGAATGTATCACTGACTGTTCCTAAACTGCTTCTACCAATTTGGTATGCTGTTTTTGCCTCTAACTGGACTCCCGTGCCGCCACCACCCGAGATGACAAATCCACTGTCAAGCACACGGCCGTGATTGGCTTCAGTGATAGGGGATGGGTTGATATAGGTTTGATACTGTGTGAATCCGTTTGGGTCTGGATGATCCAGCCAAGGTTGCGGACCATCTGCACCTGCTGTGACTTCTGCTGGTATTGTAGGATTACGCACCAGTTTGTAAAACACGTTGGTGTTGTCAATGGTGGCGACTTGGAACATCTGTGGTAACACGATTCCGTTCAGTGCTGTGGATTTTAGTCTAATGCTCAAGACGGGATACCAGTTGTCCTTGGTCACTGCGGAGGACAAGGCCGCCGCCATTCGTGTGCCGTAGAAAGGAGCACTGATGTTTTGTGCGATACCAAGTTTGCCCACCGTGCCTTCAGAGATCACGCTGTTGGATCCTTGGAGCATGGTGTATGGACCACCCGCCACCGTGGCCAGTGCTTCCATTTCCACCCTGATGGGAAGGAAGGGACTCTGTGCCCAGGGTCGATCATATCTATTGGCATTACGATGGGTATGAACCACGTGAGTCGCACCATCAATCACCCAGCCAAACTTGACCTGTCCCGCACCATACCATTCGTATTCAATATTGACCAACTGTATCTTGGTTGGGTCTGCTACAATACCACTGCTTGATGTGCCGTCAAGTTTGTCGCCATTCCATTCACTTCTAGGAACCGCAATGTCAGTGCCGCCGTTTGATACTGTACAGTTATAGACTGGAGCACCATCCACCCATACCCCACTATCTTCAAACCAAAAGCCATCGCCTGCCTCGTTGAACATTCCTAATCTTTTGCGGATGCCTTCCACAGGAGTTCCAAGCGTGATAGCAAAACTCACCGTGCTAGATCTTCCTGGAATGTATCGTTGTGCGAGAAGAGTTTGCCTAACGACCTTGTCGCCACTGTCTCCATTGATGCTCATCAGCACTTGACTGCTGGCTGGTGCGTGGGTAGCACTGCCAGTGCCTGTTACATCAGTTTCCCATACATCTGTTTCAGTTCCGAACTGGAATGTGTTGAAGAACACAGTCTCATAGGGACTGATTTTTTGCCTACCCTTTGAGGTTAGGTTGCCGTCATCACCTGGACCAGCGGCAGTTTTAATACGCAGGACAGGTTGTCCTGATGCATTGTAATCCATTGCCATTTCTAAACTGTTCGTGTTAGGCTCCGAACTGTGAACGTAGTTTGTTGAGTTTGGATTTAGATTAGGCATCTATTACAAGTCCCACTTGTTGATTAGATAGTTTTCTACATTAGCATATTCTGTTGCTGTAAGTGTTCTTGAGAACATGATAACTTCTGCAATGTTGCCTGGCCATACATCACTTGCACTACCACCTATGTACATCACATTGTTGCTGGCGTTTAGTGTAGCATCTTGGTTAGGAGCACTCACAGGAGTAAGTGTGCTACCGTTCTTTCTAAACACCGCAGGTTGCGATGCTTCATAAACCAATGTCCACGCATTCCAGTTCTTGTCACTTTGGCTTGCATAAACTTCTGTTTGTCCTGCGGTTGTAACTGTTACGCCACTGCCTGTTGCGGCAAGTTCAATGCGTAGGTCGCCTTGGTCTGTTCTTGTGAGCACTC